TTGAGCAGACCATCAACGATTATCAATCTACCATGGATACTACTTCAACGCTTATCAAGGCAAATGATAATCAAATTCAAGACAGTGCGATGGTTTTCGCAATTACAGGAATTACCGCTAGTGTTTTTGCATACGCAGCTTCGAAGATTATGGAAACCGGTAAATCCCCTATAACCCCCCAGGCAATGAAAGTATACATGACGGCGATTGAAAAAGCAGGAATTACGTGGAACACAATCAAAACGATGGATGCTGTAAAAAACTACGTAGATAGTCCAGAGTGGATTGCAAAAATGGATAAGTGGGGAGAAGGGTATGCAAATCTTACAAGAGATACCATCGTGAAATATATCAAGCAAGGAGCCGGGCCGAAAGCAGTATCATCAAAAATAAGACAGCATGCGGAGAATATTCCGAAGGCGGCTGCCGATAGTTTAATGCGAACGCTACAGAATACATCTTACCGTGATTCAAGTCTGGCTATGGAGAAAATCAACGGCCAGGCGATTGAATATAAGATCAGGGTTGCTAAACTTGATAGCAAAACATGTCTTAGTTGTATTTCTCTTCACGGAACACGGCTTGAACCAGGGGAGAGAGTTGACGATCATTTTCGCGGTAGATGTTCAGAATTATTCGGCCTGCCAGGTGTTCCACTTCCAACCATGATGCAAGCAGACAGCGAACCAGGAAAACGCCAATTTGTACCATTTCAGACCGGAGAAGAATGGTTCGCTTCCCTCTCACCCGAGCGCCAGGCACAGCAAGCAAGTTTTAAGGCAAGCCCAGCTAAATATCGAGCCTATCAAGATGGTGTAAAATTGAGGGACTTTGTAGGAGATCACGAAGACAGCGTATTTGGAAATCAGAAAATAGAAAAGTCTCTCGTCGGCGTGTTGGGAGAGGATGCGAAAAAATATTATCAGATAAATCAGAAAGAAGAATAAAATGAAAACCTGTGATACCTGCCAATATGGGAGAAATACAAGGAACCCGTTTGATAAAATCGCTCACGATGCATTATGGTGTAGTAATTCGAAATCTCCAGCGTTCAAATTATGTGTTGGGAATAAATTTTCATGTGATCAATATATCTTGACCGGAAAACGCGCTCCGTGGTGGATAAGATTATCTATATGGTTTATGAAACTGGTAAATAAATGTCTACCGTAAGAGTGCTCCCAATCGATTATCGCCCATTAGAGATTGACCAGTGGAATGACACCGGCGAATTGATTGATTATTTTGTCGTCTCGATGTCTGCTATAAGTCAGGAAAGCATCGAATACGAAATCCTTCCGCTTATAACCATCGACAATTTCCCTGTCTTGGAAAATGGTGATAAATACACGGTAGAAGCCTACAAAAAAATGCGCGCCGGTGAGCAGCCAACAATCAAATGCAATGGGCAGGATGCCGGAATAAATTACAATTATCTCATCAAGAAGTTTTCGTTAGATGTTGATGCTGGCGTGAAGTTCGATGAGGTATGGCTTTTTGGTGGCGGGTGGTTTGGATATTGTGAATCTATCATGATTGGGGAAGACGCCTATTGTGTAAATGCCCCTCCTAAAAAAATGGATTGCAAAAAATTTATCATCATGGGTTTTAATTGGGAACGCGGCCCTAAAGAAATGCTTCATTCGTTTGGGCACAGATGCGAGGATATGTTGGCGATGTATTATCATTGCTTCCCAACACTTCGATGGTGCTACTCAGATGAAAAACGTATCGATCCTGGCGACATAAAAGACTCAAATATTTATTTTGAGCAATTTTTGAAATCTGTTGGCACTGTTCACAAAAAACCAGGTGGAGTTTTGTATGGCCAGGACGAATTTAAATGGTTGATGAAATTTGACATCGGTTGGTGGAATATCGTGGAGAAAGCGTGATTGACGATAAAACAAAAGTTCTTATGATGGCAATTCGCCAGGCGCTTCTCATCGCTCTCGGAGCGATTGAGGAATTTTTGGGAATTGAGCGGAGTGTAACGCCAAAACATAAAAGGTTGCAATAAACCTTGACAAATATGCTATAATTAGTCTGTAGTTCCCACCGGGAAACCAGCGGGTACACTTGAAAAAGTGTGCCCGCTTTTATTTTGTCAATCCTTATCCGGGCCGAACCCGTAAAAAACGTAGAAAGGAAATTATGTCAGACCAATTAATAATTGATAAACCCACCGACAATACCGCCCAATTACCAGAGCAAAATCCTCAACCTCCACAAAAGCCTGAACCAGAACACATGATTCCAAAATCCCGCATGGACGAACTCATTAAGAAAAATAAGGATTACGAAGATCGTTTGGCTGCCCTCGATAAGGCCAACAAGGATGCCGAAGAGGCAAGGCTCATCAAAGAAAAGAACTTTGAGGAGCTTGCGCAAAAGAAACAGGAAGAGATCGAGAAATTGAAGCCCCTCGCTTCCATCGCCGAAGAACTTCTTAAAACCGCAGAAGAGCAACTTAATGCACAAATCGCAAAATTGCCAGAACATGCTCGTGAAATGGTAAACGACATGGCAGCAACGACACAGGAGAAATTGAAGTGGCTTGCAAAATACGGCGATCAACTCATGAAGCCAAAGGGGCCGGAAAATGGGGCGGGTAAACAAGGTGGGAGTGCTCCTGAAACTATCGAGTTAACTCCAGAAGAATTGGCAGCGGCTAAGAGACTCGGTATTAAACCAGAAGATTATGCAAAAAATTTATAAGGAAACTTGCTTATGGCAGCACCTACTTATACCTGGGAATATGTAACCAATTTATTTGGTCTTACTCCCCCTAAAGTTTACCCATTCGAAGCATCGACAGGCCTTGAAACCAAAATCGGAACCGCTCTCATTTTAACGAGCGGGCAACTTGATGAAGCAACTTCCACAGTTGTTTTGTTTGCTGGATTGGCAGCAGAAGCGACCAGCGCAGCGGCAACATCTGGCGACCCGATTGAAGTTTACTTGATTCGCCCTGGTGATGTTATCAAGGGCACGGCTGATGCAGACGCCAGTTCGTACGCTGGATTTTCAGGAAAGACGTTCGATTTCAACACCGATGGATCGCTTGATGTTGCCGATACGTCCGGTGGTTGTTTGTCAATCTGGAAAACCGAGAACAGCGGTTTAACCGTTTATTGCACCGTTAACTCTGCCAAGATGGCAGTGATGTAAGGAGATAAAATATGCCTACACCTATGATTCAGAAACAATGGGCAGACTATCTCACGCCTGCCGCAAAAGTATGGTGGAGCCAGACGCTAAACCCAACCGCTTCCCCGCTCATGCAATTGATGGATGTCCGCACATCTTCAAAACCCACCGAATATTCTCAAGGAACTGGTTCGTTTGGTCTTGTGCCTGAATATAATGCAGCAACCGCAGAAGGGAATGGGACGGGTCTCCATTACGATTCGTTCTCCCCACTTTATGAAGCTTCTTTCACTCATAAGCAATATGCTGACGCTGTCGAAATCGAACGTAAGTTGTGGGATGATGGCCAGGAGATGGAAATCCGAAGCAAGATCATGACTCTGGCAATGTCTTTCACCGATACACGGGCCTATCATGCTTCTGGTATTCTAAACAACGCGTTTGCAACTGTAACCGGTTACGATGAAGTTTATCTTTGCTCAGCGTCTCACCCTACAAACAAAGTAGACTCCACTGCAATCAGTAATCTTGGAACAACGGCGTTGAGTTATGCTGCCGTTGTTGCTACTTTAGTAGCAGGGCAAAGTTTCAAAAATGATCGCGGCTTACCGTTGCCTTCTCGGTTTAACGTCCTTTATGTACCAGTTGCCTTGCAAGCGAAAGCGTATGAAATTGTCAATGCAATTGGTAAACCAGGTGGAGCGGACAATGACGCGAATTTTCTTTCATCTCGCGGGTTGAGTGTTGTTGTCGATGAATTCCTGACCGACGCCAACAATTGGTTTATGATCGATTCTGCAAAGGCGAGCCTGCATGCTATTTGGTACAACCACACACTCCCAGAATTCGAATTCGACCCGACCGGCGCATATAATCTTGTGGCTCGTTATCGCGGGTACATGCGCCACTCCTATGGATGGGACGATTGGCGCTGGATCTATGGCCATAACGTATCATAAAGGAGCATGACATGACAACTTTTGGTGACGCTCTTTTTCAAAATGGTGGATGGCCTGTTATGGGAGCCGGTGGTTATCCTGCCGATTATCCAGGACGAGTTTATTTCGTCAACAACATCACCGGTTCATCCAGTAATGACGGATTAACCTGGTCAACTGCATTCGCTCAAATCTCAACCGCTGTGACAGCTTGGGAAGCGTATCGCGCAACTCTCGCAGCCAACAATCAAAATGTGCGTGGGATGATCTATGTTCAAGGAACTGGAACCGCCTACACTGCCCTGACTGCATTGCCAAGTTATTGCGATATCATCGGGATTGGAGCCTGCGCTTATGGCGATGGCGCTGGTATTGTGGTGATTTCAGGCAAAAGCGCAACAACCCCGGCCGCAGGGATCGCCGGTACTGCTCGCGGGTTACGAATGTTCAACCTTCAATTCGAGACCAGCGGCGCAAAGTATTGCGCGGATTTCGTGAGTTTATTCCGGTCTGAAATTGCATTCTGCGCCCTTAAAGCATCTGACCCGACCCTGGTTACCGTCCTTACTCTCGGAGGTATTCGCTTCACCGGGAATAGCGGCGGTAATTACATCCACGATAATATGTGGATCGCCGGCAATGATTCGTGGTTTACCTACGGAATCGCGCTCGCATCTACTGTCGTGATTTTCAACCACAATCGCATCGAAGACAATATGATCAACGCAGAGACAGCCGGTTTTTACGTCCCTGCTGAAACCGTTACCGGTGATGGGACTTATGTCCGTGATAACGATTTCGGCGGCGGTAACCACACTCTTGCTGTTGGCGTGGATGATAACTCAACTGTAGGCCGTATTAAGTACAGCGGTAATAAGATTGCCGGAACGGACGGCGGGCAACTCTATAACAATGGAGCGGCTCGCTGGGTAGCGAATTACCGGGCTAATAATTTCTCAACAGTAACAGCAAGTTAAAAAAATGGGCGGGTGAAAATCCCGCCCATAAATTAGGAATACCATGTATAAATTCAAACGAAAAGTGATCAATCACCTTGGTAAAGTATTCCATCCTGGAATGGTAGTACCTGATAATATTCCACCTTTTGCGATTGCTGAAATGGTGCGGGTTGGCGATGTGATTGAAATTACCAACACTCAAGTTATTTCTCCGTTTGTGGAAGATATCGGAGAAATCGTCGAAGAAGAAATCCAACCAGTTGTCGAAGAAATCGAGGAATGGCAGGATGCTCCAATCGAAGAATTACCGGAAGACACCGAAGAAGAAAACTCGCCAGTCGAAGAAATTCCAACACCAAAACGCGGTAGAAAGAAAAAGGAGAATCAATAATGCTTAATTCAGACGGAATTCTCCAGGCTGCAACAACCATTTCAAAAACAACTCAGACACTTATCGGGTCTGAAATTTCATGCTCAGGTTACGACTTCATCACCTTGTTTTTCACCTACACAAAAGGTGATGAAACAGGTCTTATTATCACTCCATCCGTGATGAACACTTCTGGAGGGACGGCATATCCTTACGCCGAATGGTCATCCGCTGCCGGAGCAAAGACTCTGACAGCATCAACATTTCTTCTGTCTGCAACCACCAGCGGATATATCGTGTTGGATGTTCGAGGAATTAATTACATAAAATTTACCCAGGGCGGTTCAAACAACGATGGAACTCCTACAGGGACACTGGCCGCATATTACACGCTGAAGGGATAATCAAATGTCTCTTGTGATGAACTCCGCAAAAAATTTAGGGCAACTCCTGGCAACGGGTCAGACAACTCAGTATTCCAGTGAATTGGATGACGGTTATTATAGGAAGGGTTTGCCAAAATCCTATAACATCTTGACCGCTGGCCAGTATGCTGGAACTGTCAATATCGACTTGACTTATCTCGTTTCAGATACCGGTGCTTTTACAGCGTCCACTCACACTTATACCGATAATGGCAAATGCGGGGTATTCAAGGCGGCGGGAGGCGAGACGATCGTTATTTCAGGCGCAGGTGTAGCGGGGAATAATGGGATTTTCACAACTGCTTCGGCGACAGCTAACACCGTTGTTGTTACTGCTGGTTTTGCGGACGAAGCAGACGCTCCGAGCGTGACGTTTAAGAAACGCGGGGCATTGTCAAATAATTGTGTATTGGACAATCAAACTGGTTTGATGTGGGCACGTTACTGCTCTGTTTTACAGGGTATTGCTGGTGATGGGAAAATGCCATGGACTGGATCAAGTTATGATATTTTTGACTTTTGTGCTGCTGCCAGATTGGCGTTTTTAGGTGGTTATAACGATTGGAGGATCCCCAATATTATTACATTATTGAGTATTGCTGATTATGAAGCGCCAACAGCCGCCCCCAATAGCACGGCGTTTCCGAGTTGGCCATTAACCGATAGAATTTGGTCGTCTACTATCGCCCCTTCTGCCACCACGACACATAGTGGGTTAAATTACACCAGCGGGAACACAGGGACGGCAGCCGATACAACTGCTTATTTTTGCGCTTTAGTGAGGGGATAATGAATTCTATCGGTTGCGCTCATATCAGTTTTCATTCTCGACCATTAAAAACAGGCCAATTAACTTCGTATGTCACTGGTAATTATGACTTGCTTGGCGAGGGCGTATCAATGTCAAAAAACTACGCCATTCTAACAGCAGGGCAATATTCAGGCACGACTGCGATAACCATAAACGGTAAAACAGATAACCATAGTAATAACTGCGTGTTTGATCTACGAACAAGATTAATGTGGAGTAGATATGTTGCCGCATCTGTTGGGCCAGCTTCAGATGGCAAACTTCCATGGACTACAAATGCAAATGGTGAAGGAATTTTCACATACATGTTAGCGGCTCGTGCTGCTAATTTGGCAGGTTTTAATAATTGGTTTATCCCAACCGATGAAATTCTTGTCGGGTTAAGAGACATGGAAGCACCAACCGCTGCTCCTGATGCAGTTGCATTCCCAAGTTGGCCAGGAACAGACCGTGTATGGAGCACAACAACCGCCCCGACTGCAACAACAACAAGAGCTGGTTTAAATTATTTCTCCGGTTTTCCTGGGGCAATCACGGGTACAACAACATATTTCTGTATATTGGTACGACAGGGTTAATTATGCCGATGATGACAACTTTGTCTCTTGATGATTTGCGAACAAAACCTGTCGCCACTATTTCCGCCAACATCGGAAATTGGATAAAGGATAATTTCACCCGTCGTCAAATACTGGAATTTTTATTTGAAGTTCCTGAACTCGCAGACGAACCAATTTGTACCTATAACGGGATGGGAAAGCAGACGTCGCAAACGAATGTCTTCCGAGATTTAGAGACAGGAAATCAATCGAAGAAAATAGTCATTACCTGGACATATTACCCAACAACTTGTGTAAACGAAATCGAAACAAAAGTTTACGGCATAGATGACGAAGAAATATCCCACAAAAAAGTGAAGCATTTCAAAGACGTAAAACCACCAGAGGAAATCGAGTGACAACCAATTATTATTTTCAATATTACTACACAAAATTAGGGGTTGGAACTGCTCCGTCCGCAACGCCAACGATTACGGTTGTCGATTTCTCGGATAACATCCTAGTCAACGCTCAGGCGCTTACTGCTCTCGCAAATATGACAGGCGCTTATGTATATACCTATGCTGGCGCGGATAATCTTCACCTCATCGGGAAGGCAACCACGACGGACATGACTATTGATCAACAAGACTTGGTTGTGGAGCCTTCGATATCCATCGTCTTAGCTGATCTGGCGACCATCAAAGCAGACTACGCAAGGAGGACAGATGTTGTTACCAGTGTTGCGATATCGGCAACTACTGCGGCTTCGGTGTCGTCTGGTGAAATTGCGATATCCACTTCCTATACTTTGCAACAGTCCATAACCAGCACGATATTACAGGATTTATCGGCAGCAACTAAATTGTGGCTGGCAATCAAAACATCTGCAAATGATACAGATAACGAGTCGCTTATCTTTATCGAAAAGACAGCAGGTCTTACTCGTGTGAATGGCGCGTCTTATACAACTCCTACAGATGGATCTTTGACTGTTACAGGCTCTTCTGGCGCATGGGTTATCGCAGTCTTTATAGACGACCCGGCGACGACTTTATTAAATCTGAATTCAAACTGTATTGCAGGATTAAAGGCCTTGATTGGCGGTAACACATACTCGGTGTGGGAAGGTACTGCATCGATAATCAACGGGCCAGTAAAGGCGGTATCATGACATTTACCTTCAATAATTCTCTTGGTGATAATGTAAGCCTGGTGCGTTTTCACATCGGTGATACATCGGATAAAGGCCATTACTTGGAAGATGAGACGATTCGATATTTTATCAACACTGGTTCTGTCGGTTCCGCCGTAATCGCATGCATCAAATATATCATCACTCAATTATCGTCACCTAATTTTAGATTAGATTGGCTTACTGTTTCAAACGAACAAGCTCGAGCAGGATATGAGACATTGTTGAAAATGAAGCAACAGGAATTTGGAATATCTTCTGCAACCGTGTCATGCACCATCAAACACGCTCATCGAGCAGATAGTTACGAATACAGCGATACGGTAAATTATGATGGATTGCATTATGACGATCCTTCGGGGGGTGCGCCGTGAGATTGCCTAATAATCGATTGGTTTCTCAATTGCAACGACTCACGGAAAAGTATTTTTACGTAGATAGTGCAAGTATTTTGGTGGATACTGCGACCGGCGCTTATGACGCCTACAACAATCCGATTGTCACCACGACAGAAACGGCATTAGATTGCAGTTTTACCGATACCCCTGCGATGGAACTGTGGAAAAATTATATTGATGTGCAGGAAATCGCCGGTGAAATCAGATTTAAAACTCCACGGCCAACGAAAGGGAATCGCATCAAAATAACCGGAAGATTTGGGACGACCACTTACACAGATCAAACGTTCGAGATTATCGGGATTAGAGACCGGGACGAATTTGGTTATGTGTGTGCGTTGAAGGCGGTAGCGTTATGAAAGTAACCGGAACTGTTGATGACAGCGGATTGCAAGCATCATTGAAGAATATTAAATTAAACTCAAGCGATATGTTGAGCATTGAAGGCGCTGGTGCCAGGGCGCAAATCAATGGGCAGCGGAATAGAGTCCCTGTTGATACGGCTGCTACTCAGAACAGTATCAAAAGTCATATCGTTGATGCGAGTAATACTCAAGTGGATGATGAAATCGGCCCGGAAACTGTATACGCTCCAAACATCGAATATGGCCGCAAAGATCAACCGAATTACCCTATTCAACCATTCGTGAGACCTACCGTTGAGGAAGATTTTAACAATACAATTAATGCTATGGAAACTCAATTTGGAGGAAGGATACAGGCATCATGGAAGTAATCCCATCATTGATAGCCCACTTGATGTTAGATTCAAATGTTACAGCGGTTTTATCTCACAGAATTACCGGGGATAGAATACCGGATACTCCTACATACCCATGTGCAAGAATGAGAATGATAACTTCTCCACTTAGTTACACTCATGACAAAACTCATTCCAGGACTGCGCTTGTACAAGTGGATATTTATTCTGATACGGAAATTGGAGTAGATGCGGCGAAGGAGGTGATCCATAACTCTCTTGATGGCTACAAAGGCATGATTGGAAGTTTGGACGCTGGTTATATCTTTGTGAATTATGGGCCAGGACAATATGACGAAACAACTCGTAGATATTGGCGAATCTTGGAGGTGAATATTGGGACGAATGACTAAAAAAGATAATCCGTTTAATTGGGATGAAGAAATCGAAGAGAAAGCGCCGGAGAGCGTGCAGGGAATAAAACCTGCGGAGGAAAAATATTACGAATCAATTATCTGGAAAGATGTAATTCCAACATTCAAGTGTTTGTTTTGCGGTTCATGCGAACCGATCGAAGATAATATCAAATTACACGTTCTGAAACATTTTCCTGAAAATAAACGTGAAGATCTATTGAATAAATTGACAAAGGAGTAAATATGACTGCAACTGTAATCACAGTTCAACAACTCATCAGCCCATTCCCGGCGACGCCATTAACGGCAAATGCAGCCGATATTGTATTCACGGCGCTTACCATCACCGAAGGGGATACTTTCGTATGCACCGGGAGAGAGGTTATTCTCATCAAAAATGGAACAGGCACGAATACCCTCACGATTTCCAGCGCAGACGATGCACAAGGACGCACGGAAGATATCACCAGTTATTCCATTGCAGCCGGTCTCTTCGCTGCTTTTGGGGTTGGTTTAACAAACAATCCAGGATACAAAAACAGCGGCGGCCTTATTAAGATGACGCCTTCGAGCGCAGAACTTAAATGTGCTGTCGTGCGATTGCCTGATGGATATCCAAATTAAGGAGTAAATTATGGCTGACCCAACTGCATTAACTGTACAAACTATTTTAGGCCCCTTCGCAACTTATGGGGCTGGCCTGGCGCACTTTACGGTCGCATCAGGAACAATCACAGACGGTAACACTTTTGTGTGTACTGGAAAAGAATTGTTGTTCTTCCAGAACACAGACGCCGGAGCTGTTACAGTGACAATCACAAGTGAAGTCGATGAGAAAAACCGTCTCGGGACAATCACTACTTATTCTATCGGAATTGGGGAATTCGCTTGTTTCACGTGTGGGTTGACGACGAAATCAGGATGGATGTCAACTGCTGGAACGATCAAATTCACCGTATCGGACGCCGATTTAAAAGTGGCTGTACTGCGTTTACCCGCTGGATACCCCAGCTAAAGGAGCATAAATTATGACAACATCAGGATTTTGGGCTTATGGTTCTAAACTTCAGATGGGCGATGGTGCCACATCTGAAGCATTTTCGGACATTGCTGAAATTACAAAACTCGGTGGGTTGGATATGAAGCGCGATACCATCGACTACACGTCTCACGATAGTGCGAATGGTTATCGTGAAAAGGGGCCTGGTCTACGTGACGCCGGGGATGTGACTTTCGAAGGCAATTGGATCCCTGCAAATGCCACTCATAACGAAACTACCGGTCTTGTTGAATCATTCAACGACAATGTAAATCACAATTGGAAAATTGTTCTCCCGAGCGCGGTTGCCACAATTGCATTGACCGGGTTTTTATCCGCTCTGAAACTTGGGCCGTTGGATGTTGATGGTAAAGGCATGATTTCAGGAACTATCGCATGCAGTGGAAAGCCTGTTTTAGACACGACACCATAAAGAAAGGATAATCAATGTTAACTCGTGATGAATTATTGGGGATTGTAGATCTCAATATTAAGGAAATCGTTGTACCTGATCATATCCCCGGTTGGGGTGGGAGAACTTTATACATCAAACAACTCACCCGTGGACAGCAAGACACATATTTGCGCCGGCAATATGGCGAGACCAGGATGAAACAAGACCAGAGGGCGAACAATCAGGAAATCAGTGCAGTAAATATTTTCGGTCATGACTCGTGGATTGTTTCTCAGGGTGCATGCAACGAAGACGGGAAAAGGATTTTCCAGGACGACGACGTCAAACGTTTGGATGGTAAAAACGGCGAAGCGATTGGATGGATCGCAGAACAGATTATTATTTTCTCAGGGATGAAGCAGGAATCTGATCTTGCGAAAGGAATGACGCCTGAACAAACGCTTGAAGAAGAATTAAAAAACTGATTGCCGACCCGGACGGAATGTTTGACCGCCGTCTCGGGTTGGCTCTTGGAAAATCAGAAGGCGAAATAAGATCAATCCCATATCCTGAATACAGACGTTGGCAACTGCATTATATGCTGGAGCCGTGGGGATGGCACAACGATGAGTACTTAATGGCTTCGATTGTGGCGATGATTCATAATGTGAATTGTTCAGAAAAAAAGGATATGAAAGAAAGATCCGATTTTATGAGAAACATGGAAGAAGCGATTTTAGAGGAATTGAATAACAAAATCGAAATCGATAGAATTCATTCTCTTCCTGTCGAAGAACAACGAAAAATATTGATACCAATTATTAAAAGAGATCTTGGGATAACATAATATGGCAACTGCTGCGACGATATCGGCAAGACTTATTTTAGACAGTTCGGATTACAACAAAGGGATTGATGATGCATCAAAGAAATCTGGTACATTTTCAAACGACTTTGCATCTAAAATGTCATCTGTCGGGTCTAAAATGGCTCTTGCCGGTGGAGTGATGTCCGCAACGGTTACAACCCCTATTGTTATGGGTTTTAAATCCGCTATCGAAGCATCATCAAATCTTGCGGAATCGACGAATGCCATGAATGTTGTGTTCGAAGACTCTTCCGATATTATTTCTAAGTTCGGAGAGAATTCTGCTACAGCAGTAGGTTTATCGGAATCATCATTTAATCAAATGGCCGCAACTACTGGAGCCATGTTAACAAATTATGGTTTAGACCAAAATAAAGCGGCGAACGAAACGATTAATTTGACAAAACGTGCCGCAGATATGGCATCTATTTTTAATACTGATGTTTCTGATGCTATGACTGCCGTGCAAGCTGGATTAAGAGGAGAGACTGAACCACTACGCCGTTATGGCGTGTCTATGGACGCCGCATCCATCAAAGCCAAAATGTTGGCGATGGGATTAAGCGATGCAACTCCTGAACTCGAGAAGCAATCAAAGGCAACTGCTGCCCTGGCTATATTTTACGAACAAACCGATCAATTCGCCGGTGATTTCGCAAATACATCAGATGGCCTTGCCAATTCTCAACGCATATTAAACGCAGAACTTGAAGACGCATCCGCAAAATTAGGCGATGAGTTCAGACCAATCTTACTCGATTTGGTGAAAATAGGCAGAGAAGTTATTAAGTGGTTTTCTGATTTGTCTCCTGAAATGAAAAAGACAATCGGAATTATTGCGCTTATTATAGCGGTTGTCGGCCCACTTTTACTTGTCATAGGGTCGATAATCAGCGCAATTGGATTCATAATCCCATTGATTGGCGCTATTTCTATACCAGTTTTGATTGTGATTGGAGTAATAGCCGCACTTATTGCAATTGGAGTATTGTTATATTTTGCATGGACTCAGAACTGGGGTGGTATCCAGGAAAAAACGAAGGCGGTTGTTGATTGGATAAAAACCGCTATTCCTGAATTTCTTGATAAGATAAAAAATTATTGGGATGAGCATGGAGGGGCTTTAAAGAGAATTGTTGATGGAATATGGACGTGGATTCAAGATTCATTCGAAACGTTCAAGAAAATATTCAAAGATTTGTTTGATGCTTTCAGCCTTGCATTTCAGGGAGATTGGTACGGATTCGGAGAAAAAATTCGTGATGCATGGGACGAATGGTTGACGTATTTAGGCGACTCTGTAAAAGGCGCATGGGATACTTTAAAAGATTCTTTCATGATTTTATGGGATAATATCGTAAAATTCTTTACGGAAACCGATTGGGGTAAGATTGGGCATGATATTATTACGGGAATTGCGGAAGGGTTGAAAAGGTCTGACAAAATTCTTGCGGATGCGGCCAGCGCAGCAGCTAAAGCGGCCTACGATGCTACAAGAGGATTTTTTGGAATTCACTCTCCGTCAAAATTATTTGCTGATATTGGCAAAAATTTAATGCTTGGTGAAGCGGAAGGAATCAATAATTATAAAAATATACCAACATCGATGACATTAAAAGCATCATCAGAAACATCGTCTATTATTCCAACGTCATCAGATGGTGGTTCTTCTCAATCTAACCAAAATACTTTATTGGAATTGATCGCAAGTTTGCTTGAAGACCAACCCGATAAAATTGCACGAGCAGTGAGAGCAGCAACGGCCAAGGTAAGATAATGACAATTATTCCAACTATCACTCTAGAAATGCCATTTGGGAATGCAATTCTTGACGCCGAAGATAATGAAATTCTTGACGCTGAAGGAAATGCAATCCTAGACGATGGTTGGTACACAAGCGCTATCGAAGATACTCGGGCGAGTTCTCCAATTCACATAAAACGTGGGAACACTGGTGGAGAACCGAGTGATCGGGTATCAGATATCGGAACGATGTCATTTTCATTGGATAATTCAGAGAACAATAGCGCCAGTTTATTAGGATATTATTCCCCTTCTAACGCCAATTGTAGAGAAAAGTTTGACGAAAGCACTCTATGCCGTCTAAAAATGACTTACGGTGCATATTCCAGGTACAAATTTCAGGGTATCAGGTTGGATAACATCGATCCTGATTCTGGAATTTACGGCAGTCGAATTACCGATGTGACTGCGGTTGATTGGATGGATGAAGCTAGTATAGCGCCGGCAGAAGGTCTAACGGTGCAGACTTCGAAACGAGACGATCAATTACTTACCCAACTGATTGCGACCATGGATCACCCTCCCGAAAGCACAGATTTCGCAGTTGGGCCGGATCAATATGATTTATCTTTCACGGATATCAAATCGGAATCCGATAAAATATTAGGACTTATTCAAACCATCATGGTTTCGGGTCTTGGCAAATGTTATTTGGTTGGGGACTCGTCAACCGGGGAAAAGTTGAAATATCTCACCAGGCACGCGTTTATGGGAACGACTGTACCGGTGGCTACATTGACGAATTCCATGGTCAACATCGATGCTCCAAGAAAAGCCAGGAGCCGGGTTAATAAAGTGATTGGTACAACTTACCCGGTGAGAACCGATACGGCGGCCACAACGGTACTATTTTCAACCACAAAAGAATATACCATCGCAGCCGGTGGTTCGATATCTTTTCGGGGGAGTTATAGAGACCCTTCCGGTGCAGATACCCGCATCAATGGAATTGATATCGTCAATCCCCCTGTGGCAGGGACGGATTACAACTTTGCATCTACGCCTACTACAGGGAGTGATTTAAATGCCAGCCTTGGAGTAATTATCACTCCTTATGCCGATTACTGTGATTTCGTCTTTATGAATAACGCAGGAGTAACCGGTTATTTGCATAAAGGTGCCCAAATCCGAGGCAAAGGGATTTATCGATATGATCCGATCGCTTACACTGCCACAGACCCCATCATAGAAAAGGGGCAAATCCTTAATTGGGATATGCCTTATCAAGATAGTTACGAGACAGGTAAAAATATCTCGGACGCTCTTTTGGTTTGGGAAAGCGTAGAGAAAAACGAAAGACCGGTAGTCAGGTTCAAGGCAAATCGTAACGCCACTTTAATGCAATATGCCATTGAAGTGGAACCGATGGATTATGTGACAATCACCGAAACAGTAACCGGGGTCAACAAAAATTATTTTGTGGATGGGATTGAAATCGATATCAAGTCGAAGGGATTCGATATCGATGTTACCTGGTACTGCGTTCCTGCTCCTGAAAGTGTAGGGCTGAATTACTGGACGCTGGATGTGCCTGGTTATATGGAATTGGATAGCACAACTAAATTGGCTTTTTAGAGGAAAAATGAACGACAAAAAAGTAATTGCTTTTTATAACTGGAATAGTAAATGGACTGGCGAATGCCCTGTGTGCGGGCATGGAGCTTATGAATCAGTAGCGCCGGGGAAGCCGTTTATTTGCAGCCGGTGTTATCCTGGCATCAACGCCACTATGTTAACAATGGGAGAAAACAGTAGGGTGATTTCCGTGCCCGATATGGCCGCCAGGGATATGGCTTATGAGAAAGCAGTTCGCGAAAACGGATTATTTGATGTTGTGTTCCCGAAAAACATGGAGAAGATTATGGCAGAATTACGAAAACGGCCAATGAAAAATATGAACTGGTATCCGGGAGAAACTCTTGAGGATATCATCAAAGAAAATAAGGAGCATGGAATCTAATGGCTTGGTCTACTCCTGCAACTTACGTACCTCTACAAGTCATGACGTCCGGTGCTATGAACGATATCAGTGACCACTTTTCAGAATTGTGGCCTTATACAGCGGCTGGACAGATAGCTTATTCAACCTCGTCTACTGGATTAATGGCGGTTGGATATGCTCTTCCTCGTGTTGGGGCTTCTGTTTATTCAAGTGCTGCAAACCAATCAATACCCAATAATACATATACTACATTGAGCTTCAATGCAGAAAATTATGATACAAACAGTTTTCATGACAATACTACAAATAATTCAAGATTAACAATCCCAATAACTGGAGATTATATATTTTATCTCTGGTATTCTTTTATGGGGAACACCACGGGCGTTAGACAAGCAAGGATTTTATTAGACGGTGGGGCATCATTAATAATAAAAAGCAGCAACGCAATAACAACTGCAGGATTTATTGATTATGATTTTATAGAATGTTTTTATCCATTAAATGCAGGTTCATATGTTGAAGCACAGGTTTTCCAAAATAGTGGAGGTAATTTAGATACCATGGCTTCTATTAATCACTTTAGGGTTCATTTGATAGGGATTCACTAAAATGCCACAATTTGATTCAGCATCTTACGGAGATATGGTAGCAACCTTGCGGGCTGCATATGCGCTTATTCGAGACGATACAGAAACAGCCGCAGGAGATAAGACAAAACGTATCACAGTTGGAGATATTCTCCAACACACATTTGGGTATTATGGCGATAGTTCTGCTGCTTTATCTGTTAGTGGTTCTGCAGCTCTTACTGACGCCAGTTATGCGATGCAAAGAGTGAGTACAACGGGAAGCGCAGGAGTTACACTCGCTTTCCCGGAAGCAGGGAATGAAAATCATCCGTTTGCAATCTTCAACGCTTCCGGTTCTGCTGGCGGGAATATCACGGTGAACGACACAGATGCTACGGTCATCCCACCTGGTGTTTGTAGAATGTTCTGGCCCGGTGTTTCTGCTTATGAAGTCGATGGCCAGGATATTCAGACGAATCCATTATGGGCAGCAAAGGGTGATTTGCTTGTAGGGACTGCCAATAACACCGCTTCAATTTTTTCGGTGGGAACAAATGGGCAGAAATTAGTCCCTGCAAGTTCTGAAACTCATGGTGTGAAATGGATTGATGATACATTTTCCTGGAACATTATCATTGGGAACGGGGCGGCAACCGTCACGACCGGTGTAAAAGGTTGGCTTGAAGTTCCATATGCATGTACGTTAACATCTATCAGATTATTTGCAGATGCAGCTGGTGCGATCGTCATTGACATCTGGAAAGACACTTATGCCAATTTCCCACCTACGGATGCGGATAGTATCACCTCTGCCACTCCCCCTACAATTCCAGCCACAAATCAAAAAGCGGAAGATACATCGCTTACGAATTGGACTAAAACCTTTGCAAAAGGCGATATCTTGGGTTTTAATGTTGATTCTGCTACGACTATCAAACAAGCAACTTTGTCTCTCAATGGTTACAAAACGGCGGTGGCATAATGCCTACACTTGATTTATTGGATATGACCGCGGACGATACGATTTATGGGCAAAGCACAACCGATTATACCGTTGCAAGATCGACGGCTTATGCAAGATTCCATGCCATAGGAATTCCCGAATATCTTGGCGTTGGTAGGTCAATGTATGTTCGCATTTACCGGTCATTCCTTAAATTTGATACAACGACTTTACCGGGGGATGCGATAATTTCCCAGGTAAATATGAAATTGGTTTGTGTATCAGATACATCTACTGCAAATTTTGATGTTGATATTGTTAAATATAATTGGTCAGCGTACGATCCACTGACAAACGCGAACATGGAAGCGCCTTTTGATGGATGTTTGGCGGCAACAAAAGACGTTACTTGGCGTAATACAAATGGCATGTCATTAAATACGGTATACACCTCTCCAAACATGGATGTGGATTGGCCGACGCGAGAAGGATATACATACTACGGAATAAGATCTTATTCGGATTACGCGCTCCCTACAAGCCCGCCAACATCCGACGAATTTATTTACCTTGCTGCTCAAGACAATGCCACTGAAGCATATCGGCCTATCCTTGAAATTGTTTACGAACACGGGGGGAATATGTTCCAGGTAATTTTTATGAGTTGATATGAATATCAAAAAAGCGATTAACCGAGATCGAAAGAAGAAAAATACTAAGAAAAAACCTGGTAAAAAGATGTACAATAAAGATGAAAGGAACGAGAAATGATTCACTACTCACAACAAAACCAACAATGGAAAGACAACATCATTGGAATGTCAGATACAATGACAATCGGTAATTATGGATGTCTGCTAACCTGCATAGCTATGGTGTGCACCAAGTACGGGCATGATGTCACCCCCGGAGAACTCAACGAAAAATATCAGTCGGTTGCTGGTTTTTCGGGTGCAAACCTTATTGTGCGTCTCATCAACAGTATCTACCCGAACATTTACCAGGATAATTTGATTACATGTAAGGACATTGAAGCTCCGTTATCAATGATTGATGAATATCTTGATGCATGTAACCCGGTTATCGTGCAACTCGATCAATCACCAATAGAAGGTCACCAGGAGCATTGGGTTGTTATTGCAGAAAAAATTGGCGATGATTACACGATTTATGACCCATGGGATTTATCTTCATCTGGAAAATCTCTTGTGAAATCCTATGGGTTTGCATCATTAGATCCTGCTCGCATCATCACAAGTGTATTAACGATTGGATTTACCGGAATGCATCAAACAATCCCGGTTAATGATAATTACAATTCAACCATTGTCGCAACATCTGGAGCCGCATTAAGACGCAAACGAGAGATATCCAGCGATACATGGTTGGTATATTTGCCGTATGGGACAAGACTAACAGCAGGAAGTTCATTGGAAATCATTGACGGTTATACAATGCGCGCAATTACATGCTACATGGCCGAGAAAGATATCGATGGGACTGAAATACTGAAAATGGATTAATTACATTATTGTCATAAACATGATATAATATTTTTACGACGTGTTCTTTCCACTTTCATTTCTTCTCCTTCCAAAAGAAAACCCCCATTTCAGGGGGTTTTCTCATTAATGTTCTGCTTTGAATTCTTCTTTTTTATCGATGAATTTTTTTAGGATCACCTCCCTATTAAGACCTGCATCTTCAATAAGTGGAGTGTTCATCAACCAATGTTCCGCCCTAACTCTTCCATTGATTGCATCCCTCCCAGCTTGTTTGATAATTTCTAACGCCAGGTTGTAGCAACCTTCAACGGTGTAACGCTGGGAAGTCATTTGGATTTGAAAATCATCGCGATGAAATCTTGTATTCGCTCAAACCCAACAATGAGACCAGATAGACTGGCTGACAAAACAACTGCAAGAACATTGGATGTTTTCAAAAGGCCGACGTCTTTTAGAGTATGCTCTATTCTTTCGTCGTGACGGGCAAGCAACTCGACGATATCATCAGTGCGCTTATTGCCGTCTTTTTGATTCTGGCGTATTTCATTGGTTACATCAGTGAGATTATCCATTTTCTGCGACAAAAGCGCAATTTGTATACCTACCGGTTGCCTGGTTGCCATGATGGTTATCCGCTTGTTAATTTATTTTTGTTCAATTCATTGAATACGGCGGCTTCAATGGCAGATTCGATCACCTTGATATCTACCTTGATGTTTTGCGCTTCCAACCATCCAGCGGCGGCGTCAAGGGCGTATAACTTTTTATCAATAATATATCCAGCAAGGTTCGATTGCTCGGCTGCCGAAACTGCCATTCTTGCAGCTTCTTGAACAGCGTAGGCAATTTCAGGCTTTTCTTTCGCGAATGTCATCCATGATTCACGTGTTTTCGCAATAAGCCAGGCGACGACAAACGGGACAATAACCGGGACTGCGGCCAGTAAAAACTTTTGTAGAAATTCATACAAGAAATCCATGTTTCCTCCGAAAAATTTGATTTAAAATGGTAGGTTTATTCATCTTGAAAAATTAAATATTCATTTACACCTCCACAAGAATATTATAGCACGTCTGTCAATACGCAAAATGCGTATTAATATTTTTCCAAAAGAAGTACGTGGAACCTCAATTTCTCTTCTATTAATGCCTCAATTAGGTCGTGCTCATTTTTTGATACAAGATGATGATCGCGTAAAGCATCAATGTAACCAGACCAATAGATTGCCTCATTCGTTGCCCCGCGAATGTTTGTGGCGTTTGTGAATGTAAAATTGATCATCTTTTTGATGTTATCAATCATCTCTATTACTCTCCTTCAATACGCAATCTTTCACGACTCGTCCATAAACTAACTCGTCGTAAAATTCTAATTGGTCGAATGGAACCAATATATTATGGGGTTCTACTACCCCGGTGATATCATAAAATCTTTCGTCGAACTCTAATATAAAATGGCCATGGATGACATCGTAGTAGATATCCCCTCTTGGGAATACCGCTTTAAGGATTACTGAGAAATGGTAGCAGTAATCCTCTGTGAACATCTTGACGAGAAGTTTTTCGTCGTGTTTGCGGAAATTGGAAATAAATTTTTCAATCTTGCTCATGATATAATCCTTTCAATCCATATCTGTGGAGGTGGATGTTTCGGCATCGGCGGGCGCTTTGGAGCCCGTTTATTTTTGGTACTCCTCGCCACAGAATGGGCAGAATGATGCGAACATTTTTACTGGCTTCTGCCGCTTCGAATCATCGAGCTTCTCTGTTTTGATCATTAGAAGCGGATTTTTTGATCCAGAGAGATTATATGCTTGTGATAATCGTGTATTTTTTGTTGCCAGTAGATCATTTACTTGTTTTATACAATCACACATTTAGTTCTCCTTTTATTATTAGTTCCGATTTCTCCGAATAATCAGAACCTATTTTCTTTACCTGATTCGTACATTGTAGAACTCAGTTCATGCCCGAGGCAATAAACTTTATTGATAATATATGGATCTCTTAACCATTGATTTAAATAATTTATTGCTTCTTGTTTGCTAATTTCAATAACATATAATGTGCGGGCATCAAATCTATTTAGAGAATTTTTTAATGTTATCTTAAATAAATATTTCATTATTTGATTTCCCAAATCCAACAATCATTGCCGTTCCAGCCCATCTTTGCAATTTCTTTATCGACACTTTCCTGGACGTCCTCGTTCTCGTCAATCACGACTACAAAAAAATCTTTTGTTACTTCATTGTGAATTTCTATTTTACTCATCTCTCACCTCAATTAGAACTTATCATTTCGTATCATCTCTAATGATTTTCTAGCGAACTCTCCTAATTTATGATGATTTTCTTCTTCTGTGCCATGCAATATTTTGAAAAAAGTCGGCGTTTGATGAGGAGATTCGCATTGAATCCTAAAGCCAAGCTTTTCTAATTCTTTAAATTCTGCCATCGTCATGCGTGGTGACATAGATGTGTAAAAACATTCGCCGGAAAGCATTCTTTTGACAATATTAAATAATCTTTTGCTTATCATCTCTCACCTCTCAAAGTTATTTTCTGTTGTTATTGTCAAGGTGGCTGCGAGAACATTCCCGAATAAATTCGATCTAATTTTAATAAGATTATCAAGATCACCGCACAACGGGCTTATTGTTTGGCCATTTGAAAGATCTGCCACCAAAACACTTCTGCCACGCTCCTGGATAATCATTCCGATTTTGCCATCATACTCGACGACGTCCCCAACTTTGTATTGTGGAGATTTCTTGTCACTTCTTTTATCAATTATATTCATCTATCACCTCTCTCAACTTCCTGCACCGGTGATCTCTTCGAGACAAAGCGGACATTCGAACTCATTTGTCGTATTCATTCCGACAATTTCATCGTAATCAAAATATGCTTCGAGATCGACCCATCCATGATGAGTACAGGTATACTCCGTGATAACGTTGTGATTCAAAGCGTACTCGATTATTTCTCTTTTCTCGGCATCCATAAATAATTCGAGTTGCCCGGGGGAATATCTATTCATCGTCCCCATCTCCATCGTCCGCCCATTGAAAAGTTTCTGATTCCGGTGATTTTCTTTTGTTTTGAGATTTCATGTAAGCAAGATATTCCGGACAGCAAAAATCGCCCATAAAACAATATTCTGCTTTTTTATCTTTGCAACTCTGGCATGGGTTTGCTGGTTCTTCATAATCATAAAAACCCAATGATTTTTTGGCTTCATCAATAGGGATGCCTTCAGATGCTAGCAATCTAGGCGCATCAGGAAGCGGGCAGCCTGGGAACACGCCTAAAGTTCCCAGGCTATTACCGTCTTCTTTTCTAAGTTCATTGCATCTTCTCATCCCAAATAAACTTACAACCGCAGGGCATTGATAACAACTCTCGATTACTTTATGATAAATCTTCGTCATCTCTTCACCTCGCCTTTGCATTCATCGCAAATCCATCCAGCTTCTTCTCCATTCTTACTAGCTTCTACTGAATTGACGCCAAAAAACGATAATTGTTTCCCACAGACAGAACATTCGCCGACGATTTCACAATTATGGTTATCGTGAGTTCTCATGTGTGATGTTACAGTTCCTCTATTTGTAATTCCGCAGATTGGACAGGTTTTCATCTACTCACCTCAACATCAATTTTATAAGTAGCCACCCATGGATTACTATCCCATGGCGTTTTTGGATGTTGCTTGTCCCACACCGGAACAAACCAGTTACTCCCCAACAGATATTCACTTGGACAGCCTTCGAAGATAAAATCGCCTTCGTCAAGTTCCTGCACCCGTCTCACCATGATATCGGTAGATGTGACGAATATCCTGGCTGCCCAGGCTGGCATGGTGATTGGAGAGCACCAAAAAACACATTTTGAATCATCTGCGATACTTTTCCAGAAATCCCCACGCTTATCTTTGCAATCTATTTTATAAACACAATTTTCTTTTGATGTAGTGTAGACATACGTCTCTTTGACGTAGTATTTTTTGTCGATTTTGCATTGGAATAACCAGTCGCAGGTTTGCAAATATTCTGTCATTGTACCAGCGTCACAGAATGACATTCCGCTCATGTGCACCCAAACATTTTTTGAAAAGAATGGCTGCATCTTCAACGGCTTCGTGAACTGCTTCAGCCGCCCGTCGAGGGCTGCTTTGATTTGATATTCGGGTAAGCAGATGCCTTTCATGGTTTCACATCCTCAACGATTGTTTCATCGCGATGATTTCGTTTTGCAGTTCAAGAATTTGCTTAGAATATAAGTTTGCAGCTTCAAGCCGTTTGTAGCAAACATCCTCATAATCTTTTTTCAATGTTGTATATTTGTCAACCAGATCAGCAAGTTCGGCTTCAAGTTCGGAGATTTTAGATAAGCACGCATTGTCTGATCTGCGTTTCATAGCGGCACGTGCAATATCCCCCAAATTCCAGAATGGCACACCAGATTTTCCGTGCCAAGATTCGGAAAGTTCTGCGATACAGAGAAGGGAGTTGGAAAAGTCTTGTATGATTATCTCTAATTCCTCAACTTTTCTTTTGAGTTCGTAATAATCCGGCGCATCAACTTTTCCGCCAAGGATTTCTTTGATTACTTCTTCTGCGGCGGAGTCGAATTCCCAGGCCTGCAATTGACCGGCAAATGCAACAACACGCTCCGATAAATCCTCGACATTCGTCTCGGCACCAGATAAAAGGGATTCCAGTTCCTTGATGCGCTTATCATATTTCTCCCAACGTTCAATAACACTATCTTTGATATCAATGTCTGCCTCAAAGAATTCATATGCTTTTTCGATAAACATTTTCATTTCTTTGTTTTTGGTTTCCAATTCTTCGATGCGCTCATTCAACCTATCTTCTTCTGGGCGGGTGTTCCAGAATTTGATATTCTCTTCTGTGGCGTTAGTCATTCTTCCGCATTTTAGGCAAAAGATACGTTTAGTAGTTATTTTTGTAAATATATCAAAGAAATCTCTAATCTCAACTTCCCCGCCACAAAGACAATTTCTTAATTCTTCCATCTCATTCTCCTGTTTCTCCTACTTCCCGGTCATAATCTGCTTGCAACCCGAGCCAGAATTCTGGCGTTGTTCCGAGGACATCCGAAAGAATTTCCGCAACACTTTGATAAATATTGTCTTGTTTATCACATAGTTCATACAAATATTCAATCGAAATAAGCGTAGGATAATTGTATAGACGTTCTAAATCATAGAAACTCCTTATGTTCCCATATTTTGGCTTGATAAATTCCTCAAGCAAAACTTCTCCTGGGTGAAGAGGGCGCGTCTTCCCAATGGTTTTTTCGCCCAGGAATTTATGAATCGCATCGTGGAGACGTTGGATCTCTGATTTCTCTACAAGGAGTCTATCGCCACTCAGCCCAATATCTTGAGTAATTAAAATTTCATACAATTCAATGCCCTGCGGCAAGGAGTCTAATTCATATTTTTCGATAATAAACTTCCTCATCTCACATCTCCTTTCAACGCATCATCAACAATCCAGACAACATGAAATACTGCATCAGTCGGGAACACATTGGCCGGGATGTACTCCTTGATTTCACGCAAGGCGGCCTCGAGTTTTTTGATTTTTGATTGCATCAAATCTTTTTGTGATTCTAAATTAAAGACACACGCATCAAAATATCGGTGTTGTACGAATTCACCAGTATGTGTAACAATGGTGTTAGGATAAATTTCTCCACCACATCTAGAGCATTTCATTTTCAATTCTCCGTATTCCTGAACACAAAGAAAATGATTACGATTGCCAGGGCGAAAACAACGGCCAGGGCGGTCACAATTCCACGTCCTTTTTGACGTAAATCGTCACCTTTTTTAATCCAAGACGGTTAAGAAATTCGTTGGATGGTTTGGCTATCCCACTTTGCAACCTGCTAAGATGCCCCTGGGTAACTCCCAGGAATAAAGCTGCCCCGTATTGCGTTCCGTATTCCAGGGAGATATTTTTGATAATCTCGGCAATATCATGGATTTCTACCTCGATTGTTTTGCTCATAATCACCTCGCGTTTGATATTTTCTATCATTATAAATCTTTTATTCTTATTTGTCAATATTGACAATTGGTAATAATTGTTTTATAATGATGCTGTAATCCAAAATCAATTTGTGAAAGGGAGAATATCATGTCAGAAAAGAGAAAGTGGACGTTTGAAAGTTCAGCATCAATGATTCTTCGTAATGGTGGGAAAATCAATTATGAAGAACACTATATTTCGATTGCTCGTCCTGGGTTGAAAATCCTGGGAGCGATCGATTATCTTATTAATTACTTTGGTTATACCAGGGCGTAAACCAAAATCAATTCAAGGAGATAAGTATGAGCGATGAAAGGGAAAGAGTAACAACTTTGGAAAGGCTGGTAGAACTTGCGCACGAAAAGAAAAGTGTTTGCATTGATATGTCGACTACCTGGCACGTAAAACCGGCCGCATTTGTTATAAACATGTCAGGTTTTATGATCAATCAATATTTTGAACGTGGTATGTATGTCTACGAAAAGGAGAAAACAAATGAGTGACGAACAAAAAGCAATTAAGAAAAAACCAGATCTTCGAACGATTATGAGAAGCGACCAAATTGTCCAGCGGTTTGAGGAAATCACTGGTAAAAGTCAGGCTGGCGGTTACATTTCATCCGTCTTAATTGCCGTGTCGCAAAACAAGGATTTGATGGAATGCACGCCAAACTCCATCATTGCTTCTGCTCTTCGGGCCGCGGCCCTTGAGTTGTCAGTTGATCCGTCGATCGGGCAGGCATACCTGGTGCCGTTCAAAGATAAGGCAACACTTATCGTCGGGTACAAAGGTCTTTATCAGATGGCAATTCGCACCGGGAAATATCGGTATCTCAATCTTGTGCCGATTTACGAAAATGATGACTTGACCGAGGACAGATCGACAGGTGTGTTGACCCTAAGAAGCGGAAGCACGGCCGTCGTTCCAGAACGGCGAGCACGTCACGGGCAGGTTCCTGCCGGTTATCTTTTGTATATGGAACTGTTGTCAGGTTTCAAAAACACATTTTTCATGACCTGTGAAGAGTGCGAGGAACACGGCAAAAGGTATTCAAAGACTTACAATCTTCCTAACGGTCTCTGGAAGACAAACCCCCATGCAATGTATCAGAAAACAGTCGTCCGCATTGGTATAACCAAGTGGGGGTACTTAGACCCGCATGATTTGATGAAAATAAGCCAGGTTGATGAAGGCGAAGACGATGAGAATGATTATTCGACAGGGGTTGAAATTAAGGAAGTAACAAAAGACAAAAATGAAATGCTATTAGACCTTGGCTTTGAACCCGAAGAACACGGATTGCAGAAACCGCAAGGGCAACAGTCATTAATTTAATCTTATCCGGGTTGCGCATGGTACACGCAAGAAAGGGAAAAAATGAGCGACGATACAAAATCTATGTTGAAAACCCTTGCCGTCGTGCGGGAAGAAATCTCCAGCACAAAGAAAGATATTGCTGGAGCCCAGGCAAACCTGGAAGCGACCATTGAGTGGGATATTCTCAAGACAACGAAGGGCCATCTCAAAGAATTGGAAGCTGAAGCCGAAAAGCTCACAAAAGACATCAAACGCGATGCGTTGGCTGATTTTCTTTTATACGATCAAAAACCTAATATTCCAGGTCTTGCTGTTCGTGTGAATCATCTACTACGATATGACCTGCAACAGGTTACCGAGTGGTGCAAAGAAAACGCCAAGGCGCTTTTCCGACTGGATGTCGGGGAGTTTGAAAAATTGGCTCGGACTATTGATGTGCCAGGGGTCGAAAAATACGACGACCCTCAAATCACAATTACATCAGATTTATCGTATTACCTGGAGGAGAAATGAGATCAATTAGTGAAATTACACATAAGAGTCGAAAACTCCAGGATATCCTGGATGAGAACAAAGAATGGTGGAATCAACCCGCAGGCCAAGAAACTGCAAAAAAAGCCGACCTCAGCGGTGCCGACCTCAGCGGTGCCGACCTGAGCGATGCCGACCTGAGGCGTGCCAACCTGAGAAGCGCCGACCTCCGCAGTGCCAACCTGAGCGGTGCCGACCTGAGCGATGCCGACCTGATCGATGCCGACCTGAGGCGTGCCGACCTGAGCGGCGCAAAAAATCTTTTAAATCCTGTTGTCTGGCTTTCCGAAAATTTTGATACCGATGAATTGGGCTATATCGTCTATAAAGCAATTGGCGGTACTCCATATTCAAAGCCCGACTACTGGAACATTGAACCTGGGGCAAGTATTGAAGAGGTGCCAAACCCATTGCCTACCGTTGAATGCGGTTGCGGAGTAAACTTCGCGACTTTAAAATGGATAAAAAGCAATCAACCACAATCGGGAATTTGGTGCTGCCGAATTCGATGGTTGGATTTACCCGGTGTTGTGGTGCCATACAACACAGACGGCAAAGCTCGGTGCAGTAGATTGGAACTCTTAGATATCGTGAAATAAAGGAGAAGGCCGCAGAAATGCGGCCCAAATATTATGTGGAGGATAAAGGATGTTAATCAAACTAATACCATCTAAAGGATTGGATGAAGAAATATTTGTTGACCCTGGTGAAGTAGTTGTAATCAAACGTTGTCATTATGATCGAGACATGGGCGAATATTCTACTTTAACTATGAGAAATGGAGAAGCAATTGATGTTTATGGTTTACCAACGTCAATTGCTAAACAGATTAGAGAGGCAACGGAATGAACAAATTCCCGCTTTTCGGAACGCAGGTAAAGACGCCTTATGGTGTTGGGAAAGTTCAGGGCCGCAAAAAAGACCTTGAGACCGGAGAGGTACAATTGTTTGTCAATTTGCCGGTGACGTCTAAATTTACGGATGAAATGAAACATGCTGCCGATGGGCGCCCGATGGTTTTATGGGTGTTTGATTTGAAAGATTTGGAGGTGGTTGAATGAAAAATAATTCAGAAAGATTCTCAACTTTTATGGTGTTGTTTTGGCTTGGGGTTTTATTAGGTTTGTCCATGGCGTCATCGAATCAACTATTTTGTGACTGCCCTGCGAACTCAAACCAGTATGGAGTAACACCTGGCGCGCAAGTTGAGACAATCGTCCCGCCGTGTTACCAGGATTATGTCGACGAGAATGGGTCAAAGTTCTCGGTTGAGCAAAAAGGTGAATGCAGATATTCGGAGGATTTCTGAAATGAAATGCAAAATAATATTCGCAAATGAAATTAGCAGAATGGAAGAAGAGATCAACGAATACCTTTCTGCTGGATGGAAACTTCATGGACAAATTTCCGGGGATAGTAGTTGTGCATTCCAAGCAATGGTAAAAGAGGATGAAAATCAACCAGATAAATTAAAAAATCATCAGTTTTTGGAAGGTTGTTCATACGCCATGGATAACAACTCTAACTATTTGCTTAAAAAGGGATGGAAACTTAGGGGGAATGTACAACATGTAATTAAAGAAGGCAAAGAGTATTTTTATCAGGAACTTGAAGAAGAAGAATGCCAAACAAAACCATCACCAACGTCAAATACCACCTGCGGGCCAGAAAAAGCCGAGAAAATCGGTTGCGCAAACGATTTTTATGATGAAATTATTGTAAGGTTAATTAAGCAGATTTCTACTTATAACCTTACGCCAGAAAATTATACAAACAGCATAGAAAGCCTGCGCCAATACTTTTGTGATGACATCGGAATGAACCTAAAAATCGGATTCGGATATTTCATCGATTTGTTAAAAGCGGTTTACTTAACCGGAAAAGAAGACGGCAAATCTGTTTGAAACCGATATCTTACTTCATTGAGACCCGAGGGGAATTCTGCGAAGTGTGCGGATTCCCCTTCTCGTACCATAATCCACCTCAGCGCCACCATTGCATAATAAAACGGGACAAACGCTTTAAATTTCTGGACGATGAAATCAACATAGAACTTGTGTGCGCAGATTGCCACATGTCAGGCTTACTTGACGGGTTGGAACACAGGAAAGAGTTTGTCGCCAGGCAAGTCGAAAGAGGGTATGACGTGGCCGGGTGGGTTGAGAGTTTGCCGTTGAAAATAAAAGAAAGTTGGTTTTTACACCTTAATGATGTATAATAATCAAAACGGTTTGGCGGCCGTATAGGTTTACTAGTGGACAACAAGTCATTCGACTGCTGCGCCTGCTGTCCATTCCCACCACTAGGGGACCGCCAAAAGGCACGGGCGCAACAATCGGGTGATTTTTTATATGGAGGCAATATGATTAACCAATCAAAATTAAATTTATCAGAAAAAGATATAGAAAACTGGCTATGGGATAATCCGAACGAATTGACGATTGGAACGTTTCATAATGTGACTGGATGGATAGGTAGACAAATAAAAGTACCAAGTGGAATCATTGACCTTTTAGGATACTATATTAATGACGAAATAGCATGGCCGGTTGTTGTTGAAATTAAAAATACACAATTTACACAGTCATCTATCTTACAGGTTTGTAGATATGCTTATGATATTGAAAATGTCATTGATTATAGTAAAAATTTTGAAAATAAAATGAACTGGTCGCATGTTTCTAAAATTGTTGTTGCGCTAGGAAACCCTGGGAGACAATTATTGTATGAAGCAGAATCCGTACAAGTTGTATTGCATAGTTTTAATATAGATTGTACTTTTTCAATTTCTGGAGCATAGAGATTTACAAAAGAACATCACAAAAAAATAAGAGATGAGTTTGATACTATTGTTAATTCCGGCCTATTGGATGTAAATAAATACATAAAAGAAAACGATTCACTATCGATATTTGATAACTTCATAAATAAGATTAATGAGGATAAAGAATGAGTACGATATTGTGGTGGAGATCGTGGCATGGTGCGCCAATGGATAATAAATGGCCTGTAATAGCGTTAAGGGCTGGCGTAAAACCAGGTATAGTATCGGCCATCGCGTGGGCATTACTTGATTATGCAAGTCAAAATTTAGATAGAGGATCGGTAAAAGGATTTGATACAGAAGTATATTCAATTTATTCGGGTTTTGAGGAAAACGAAATTATATCTGTAATAAATGCAATGAATGATAAGGGAATTATTGTTAACGGGAAACTTACAAATTGGGATAAAAGACAACCAAAAAGAGAAGACGATAGCAAAGAAAGAGTTTCCAAATACCGGCAGAAGCAACGCAATGTAACGCAATGTAACGCAGAAAATAAAAATGTAACGATTGACTCTTCTTCTTTATCTGAATCTTTATCTGAATCTTTATCTGAATCTTTAATAGTAGATAATGAAAATGAAATCAACATTTTCAAACTATATGAAGATGCTATAGGGACAATACCAGGATCAATGTCTGATACATTGATTGATGCAGAAAAAGAATACCCGAAAATTTGGATTAAAGACGCCATCGAAGAAGCAGTGAAATATAACGCCAGGTCATGGGCTTATATCGAAAAGATATTGAAACGATGGAAAGAAAATGGGCGTGACAATAATAAAAATCATGAAATCAAAAAAGAACGAGAGTACTTAGAAGTAGCCTAACGGAGGAACAATGGCAAAAGAACTAGGAGATCAGATTATCGCCCATCAAAAAGAAGCAGAACTTTTATTCTGCACGTCAGTTTACTTGCAGCCAGGAATTGCGATCGAAGAATGCGGGTGGCTTGATGAAGCGATATTTCTGGACGAAAGAACTAAATCGTTTTGGGGGAAGGTTAGAAAAGGGGAACCTGTTGCGTCGGCGGCGATTGATTCAAAAATTTACGACGAAATCCTTAAAAACATGGGGAATGTAATTTCCTCAATTTATGTAGACTCTTATGCTAAAGCAATTGCAAACGACCGGTACCTTCTTGATGTTTCGAAAATCATTACAAACATTGCGAAAAACATTTCGGAACGTGACATCGAAAAGACCCGGGAAAACGCATTACGATTGTCGGAATATACTCCAAAAAGAACCGATGAGGTGCAGAATATCGCCGACATCGCCTTGAAGGTGCATGAGGAATTAGATGACAAACCGGATATAGTAAAAACAGGAATAAAAAACCTTGATTACCTTACGGGAGGCCTTTACAAGAGCAATGTGACTATCCTGGCCGGGCGTCCTTCCATGGGGAAGACCGCTTTTCTTTATCAGATAGCCGAAAATGTGGCCGGAGCAGAGCAGCAGGTTTTATATTATTCTCCCGAAATGACATCTGAAGATTTATTGAAACGAGCTGCATGTGGAAGAGCAAGAGTATCAACCAGGGATCTTATGGCTGGAAGGTTGCTTCCAGACCAGAAGGAAAATGTCAAGAAAAAACTTTTTGAGATTATCGAGAAAACCGAAGATAGGTTGAGAATTGAAGACAAGGCAATAATAAAAATAGACGACATATGGTCGAATGTTGCGAATTACCATCCGTCATTGGTAATTGTAGATCACATTGGCCTTGTCAATAGGATATCAAAAACGATATCGGATGATGTCAAATTGCTTGGTAATACTTCCTGGGCCGGGAAGGCGATTGCAAAACAGTTTAATTGTGCCTTTGTGTTTGCGATGCAACTCAATCGGGACGTTGAAAAGAGGGATGACAAACGTCCTAAAATGTCAGATTTACGGGCATCGGGAGAAGTTGAGCAGGATGCTGATTCTGTTTGGTTTATTTACCGGGACAGTTACTATAATAACAATGTGACTACAAAATCAGAAACAGAAATTATTGTGTCAAAATTTAGAAATGGGCCGGTACCATTAAAAGTTGAATTGATTTACGACATGATTTTACAGCAGTTTTTCCCTAAAGAATTTAGTAGAGATTGAAAGGAGATGGAAATGTTATACGAGATTGGGTTAGGAATAGTTATCGTGTTGGCTTCTGGTGCATTCGCGTTTTTCATCGCGAAATATATCAGCTCTTCGAAAAAGTCGAAGATTTTTGAAAGACCATTTGAAAGCATAAAATCAACCATCGACGAGACTTTGATCGCCGCGAAAAACATAGACGAAATCAACGAACTTGGGGTATTTCTGTTAGGATATGTATCTGCTTTCAAGGTGATGGGGATAATAACAGATGATGAATTTAAAGCCTTGAACATTTTTATAAACGATATGGCACGAATTCACGTTGCTGCTATGAAAAAACTGGAGGAGAATTGAAATGGGGAAGAAATACGATGGATTGAAGGGGAAGTACACGTGGATGCCAGTAAAATATTACAGAACGAGGCTTGAGTTTTACATAGAATTATGCAGGGATGAAGAATCAAAAAAAGAATATTGCCCTGAGTACGTCCTGGTAAAACTGTCAAACGGTTATATTTCCCGTGGTACACTGGACGGCACCGGGTTATGGTGGGTATACGACTACGACAACAAAATGAGAGTCGTGTCTCTCGAGAACCCGGTAATTGAATGGTGCTGGCTGCCGATGGAGCGGGAATGATTGCAAACGCCAATTCATTACATCTACCAATAGCCAGCAATTCAGTTAAATGCTGCGTAACTTCGCCGCCTTATTATGGCTTACGTGATTATGGTGTTGATGGCCAGCTGGGGATCGAACACACGCCGGAGGAATATGTAGCTAACTTGGTACTGGTATTCCGCGAAGTATGGCGCGTGCTGAAAGACGATGGCACCATTTGGGTTAATCTTGGGGATAGTTATGCCGGCGGCAGGCGCGGTGGCAACTCCAATTTTATTACTGGTAAAGGAAAAGATGCATCAATAATCGACAGATCAAAACGTAATTCAACCAGGTGGGGCGGCGGGAATGCGCCGGCAACGAATGGGCTAAAACCCAAAGACCTAATCGGTATTCCATGGATGGTTGCCTTCGCTCTCCGCGCCGATGGATGGTATCTTCGCTCCGACATTATTTGGTCAAAACCTAACCCAATGCCAGAATCGGTAACGGATCGCCCAACAAAGAGCCATGAATACTTATTTCTTCTTACGAAATCAGCATGGTACTACTATGATGCGGATGCGATAAAAGAGGAGACGAAATGGGTTGGAGACCCAAGAGCTGGGTATGGTCGTATTCACTACAGAGGCAAAAGACAGGGGAAAAACGGAACAGGACAAGAAAACTTTGTAAGTATTGACCCGGAAGGAAGAAATAAGCATTCAGTTTGGATAATAGCAACTCAACCCACAAGTTACGCTCACTTCGCCACTTATCCAGAAAAACTTGTCGAGCCTTGTATTCTTGCAGGGAGTAAACCAGGTGATTATATTCTTGACCCATTTTCTGGAAGCGGAACAACCGGCCGTGTTGCAATTTGTAATGGTAGAAAATATATCGGGTGCGAATTAAATTTCAAATACATTTCTGAAATATCAAAAAGAAGAACAATGGTAACCCCGATGTTTGATGAGATAACATGAGCGACCTCGAAGAAACCTTCTCCTTCCACTTGAGAGCCTACAACCTGGAAGCAGAACGAGAATACAAATTTACCACAGTAAAAAACTGGTGCTTCGACTTCGCATTCCCTGACAAAAAAATCGCGATTGAGATTGAAGGCGGCACCTGGAACGGAGGAAGGCACATCCGTGGAGCAGGCTTTGAAGAGGACTGCATCAAGTACAACCAGGCGGTTCTCGAAGGATGGAGGTTGTTGCGCTTCACGTCAAGGATGGTAAATTCTGGGGAAGCGATTAGAATGGTTTTGAAGATTTTGGAGGTGGAATAATGGCACAGAAACCTAAGAATTTGAATGAGACAAATTTCGGATATGAACGTATTGATTATCAAACAGACGGTAACTACTACGTGTACAACGGAGCGCAATATCTTGGCATTGCTCAACGTGTATCCAGAACAAGGGTTATGCAATGGTCAGGCTGCGGACTGTTCGGAGAAAATCACTTCGCCAGGACGAGAAGCAAACTGTCAAATATATTGTTGGCAGAAGCAAACAAAACCGTAGAAATCGACTTTGACAAGATTGAGCCGGTACCGTTTTAATACTTGTAATTCAATAAAAACGATGTATAATTAATTTGTGATCGGCTAGCAACGGCAAGGTGAAACCCAAAAAAGATAACGGGCGGCAGTTGCGGATCACATTACGCAGAATTATTTTGGCCGACCGGCCGCTAAAAATAAATAGCTCGAATGAGCAGCGAACTCCCCAAACGAGAATCTTGATAAATGTTTATGATGCTGGGGAGTTTTGCTTTAAAGTGGTATAATAAATCAAATGCGGCGGCGTGGTGTGGACACGCTGATTGTGGATAAGGAAATCGTACCCAGCGGCCACATAGCTAAGAATAAGGGAAACCAAACCAGGTTCAAATCCTGGCCGCATTTTATGGAACGGTGGCCGAGAGGTTGAAGGCACCTGGCTGTAAACCAGGCGGAGCAATCTAACGGAGGTTCGAATCCTTCCCGTTCCACTTGCCGGAATAGCTCAGTGGTAGAGCGACCGTTCTGTAAGCGGTAGATGGTGGTTCGAGTCCACTTTCTGGCTTCCAATTGACCGTTGGCACCAAAAACCCCACTAACGCACATTAGTGGGGTTGCTTTTAAAGTGCCATTAAAACGTTTAAATTTGGTCTACAAGGCTATTCCCCTGCGAATAGGTATCTTGCTCTCCGCAGTGCCTGCTTTATCGTTTTATAGCCACCGAAATCACTTAGGTTATCCGTTGCTTCTACCAGACAACCCTTTAGTTCAGCGGTTCTTTTGTCGAGTGGTCTGGAATATTGGCCTGTACTCTCGTCAAATTCCGCAACTGCGTAGCGCTTTTCTCCAACGGAATTGATATATTCGTGGACGTATTTTTTATAGATCGGCTTCATTTTTCCTCTCTTCCTCGGAACCGTTTGCATATCCGTGTTTTGCCACCACGCGGTCTATTATTTTGTCGATGTCTTCTTTGTTCCTGGTACGAGCGTAATCCAAAAACGATTTAACGACTCCCTTTCTGGTTGTATCGCAGAAAAACCGGGCTGATGTTCCTGAGTAATATTCAGATATTGACCACCATTTATTACTCCACACTGACCGGTGGATGAATGCGCGCATGATATCATTCTTGACCTCGTAGCCCGTGACGGACTCGAGACGTGACGTGCCGCGCTCTTTGTCAACTATCCTGATGTTGTATTTCATGGTTCGTTATCCTCTTCAACAACAATTTTGCACCCGCAGATAAAACGTGGTTTGTTGTGGACATCACAAAACCCACAATGTTGATGACCGAGTTTACCAGCGTTTTTGCAATTAACCCTTTCCAGGTCATCGTCTTGAGGAGGGCACCCTACTTTTTCTAAGTATTCTTTTTCGTCCATCTCAATCCTTTTTCCTCTTTCATCATTCCCTGTAATCATCATAGATTTCGATTTTGTTTAGTTCACTACCATCAAGGGATGGGGTTAATATGATTTGATGCTCATGTTTTTTAGCGAATTCAATCAGCTCTTCAAGAGAGTTTATCTCAACATAAAACTGTTTGTAGTCGCTCGTGTGTTCGCAAAGAAACTTCATTTTGACCTTCCTGCCAAGTTTGACCAGAACCCGGCGAAGGGGGAAATGATTAATATGGTTCTGCTATGATAATGCATCCTGGGCCTGGATATCCACTGTGGTCGTCCCAACATAATGCCCCGGAGCCTAAGATTTTGCGCATCTCTTTTGCGGTAATTGCTTCCGAAACCTGGTTACCGTCTTTATATGCATTTTTGCGCACCCATGTATCACGTTCTGTTTTTGTATCAAATGCATACACCGTCCAGCACGGGCTATCAAAGCTCATACTGATACCCATGTAACTTTTGGCCGCATAGTAATGTTTTCCGGTAGGTAAAAAATGAAATCCTGTGCACGATCTCATCTCAATTCTCCTTCAGGTTTCGCCGTGGCTGCGGCTCATTCAGTGCTGCGACTTAGCAGCAGACCTGCCCGGCCTATATCCCGACCGGGGGGGGATAATGAAATTAGTTTATCGGGTCGGCAAGTTCAACTGCCACAATGTTTTCGTCAAACCAGGGATAATTACTCCCGTCTTCCGGTTCTTCGCCTTTTACCATATCCCATTGCCAGGATACTTTGTATTCATTGCCGTCTTTGTCTATGGCAGATGCTTCCCACTCGTCGGTGTAAGTTTCTCCGTCGCCAGCATCCCCAAACCATCCATGGAAAACCCGATTGCTTTGATATGCTTGTTGGATAAGCGCATATTTTTTACCATCAAATTCAACTTCCCCGAACTCTTTTTCTGATTCTTCGTAATTACTCATTTCAATTCTCCTTGTTTTTTGTTCCGGTTGCCCGGTTGGTTTGTTATCTATATTATACGCAATTTTGCGCATGTCACATTAAAATGAGATTAGAATATTGCTACTTGTAAAAACTCGTCAGATGATGGATAATAATATTAATGCAAGGTAATATACCGTCGTTGAATACGTTGGGGACGGTGCTATGACTACCCATCCAGATTATAGCGAAAAACTACCTTGCACGAGGGCGGTTGGTATAATGGGATTACATCGGGTATGTACCATGGATAGGCAGCCCGAAGATGAGAGTTCGATTCTTTCGTCGCCCACTGTTTTACCAAAGGAGGAGATATGGATTAATTACATCTATGAGCTGGGTTGATACCGTATACGACAGACAAAATAAAGCGAGCGCACGCCGGAACCCCCGGCGTGTTGCTGTTAAATTGGTTGTTGACTTTCGGGTCTCAAGGTGCTATTATGTAATTGACTTTCTGAACCTCCTATCAGCAGCACGCGAGACCCCACCTCTCGCGTGTTTGCGTTAATTTGCCTTTGATGCTGTGGTAGTGTATAATTTAGGTATGAGTAATGCGATTATATTCGATGCAGCAGTTTACAGCGTAAAGACCCTGGTTGATGGAGGTATCAGGGTGACACTTGATTTGAGCGAAAACAATATACCTGAAATGGCGATGCTCGCAGAATGTAAGCGATCTGGTATCGTTTTAAATATGAATTGCACCCCAGCTATTTCTATAGAGGAAAAAATAAATGCAAAACGCAGAAGCGAAATCTTCCCCTATAAAACTTAGCCACAAGCAGAAACTTTTTGTAGAAGCGTATTTGCGCACATGGAATGCAACTCAATCGGCAATCGAAGCGGGTTACTCGAAAAAGACTGCCGGCGCAATTGGTTCAGAAAACTTGACAAAACTTGAAATCAAGGCAGAAATAGATCGCAGAGTATCAGAAAAGATCATGTCTGCCAATGAAGTGATGACAAGGCTTTCTGATATCGCACGTGCCTCTCACATGCCTTTCGTTCGATTTTCAGAGGACGGGTTCGTTTATTTCAATTTTGCAGACCCGGAAGCACAAAAGTATTTTCACCTCATAAAAAAAATCAAAACAAAAAGACAACGTAAATTAAATGGGCATGGAGATGATGCCGAAATGTGGGAAGGCGAATGGGTTGAGGTCGAACTCTACGACGCACAGGCAGCTTTATTAACCATGGCAAAATACCATAATCTCATCACCGATAAAGTTGACATCACTTCGAACGGCGAAAAAATATTAGATGATAAACAAATTGATAGAGCAATATCTACTCTCGCTGACGCCATCGGAAAAGTCTTACCTGGAGAGAGTAGCAAATAAAACTGCCAGATGGGTACCACAATCTATACCCCAATGGTTGGCGTTTTTATCAAGGGCTGATGAGTTGTTTTACGGTGGAGCAGCCGGAGGTGGAAAAACCGATTTACTCATTGGGATGGGTATTGAATGCCATTACAGAAGCGTAATATTTCGCCGTGTCTACCCCAACCTAAAAGCTGTCATTTCCAGAAGCCGGGAAATCATAGGCGATTCTGGGAAAGAGAATAAGTCAGAAAAAATCTGGTCTTTTCCCGATGGTGGGTCTTTAGAGTTTGGAGCTGTCCAGTACGAGGAAAATAAAACAGATTGGCAAGGGCGTCCCCATGATTTAAAAGGGTTTGACGAACTTCCAGAATTCACTGAAAGCCAGTATGTTTTTATTTGCGGATGGAACAGAACCACAGACCAAAATCAGCGCACCAGGATAATCGCAACAGGCAATCCTCCAATCGATGAGGCTGGTTCCTGGATTGTTCGCAGGTGGGAAGCCTGGCTGGACGATGAACATCCTAACCCTGCAAAACCCGGGGAATTGCGTTGGTACGCCGTTGTAGATGGAGAAGAAATAGAATGCAAAACCGGAGATGAATTCGAAAGCAACGGGGAGATAATCCATCCTCGTTCAAGGACGTTCATTCCGGCAAAACTCGATGACAATATTTATCTGACACGAGACAGTAATTATCGTGCCGTTTTGCAATCATTACCTGAACCTTTGCGTTCGATGATGCTTAATGGAGATTTTCACGCGTCTTCAATTCCAGACCCATGGCAGATTATACCTACCGAATGGGTGCTGGCTGCTCAACGAAGGCATTTGGAAACAGAAAAACCAAAAACACCACTTACGGCTGTCGGTGCTGACCCTGCTCGAGGTGGGCGAGATAATATGAGTATCGCAAAACGATATGACAATTATTTCGATAAAGTAAACGCGCTTCCGGGCTCAAATATTCCAGATGGGCCGGCAGGAGCATTATTTATCAAATCTGTTGTTGGCGACGAAAACCCAATGACAATAAACATCGATATTGGGGGTATTGGCTCATCTGTTTATGACTCAACTGTTTCGATGTATAATCAAACAAAACCTATCAATTCGGCTTCGAATTCAGAATATCGAGACAAGTCAGGAAAAATGAAAATGCGCAACATGCGCGCTGAAATGTACTGGCAAATGAGAGATGCGTTAGACCCGATCAACGAAATGAATATATGTCTACCGCCAGGGAATGAGATTGTAGCGGATTTATGCAGCGCAAGATATAAATTAACGACAGCCGGGGTATTGGTTGAAGAAAAGGAAGAAATCAAAAAACGAATTGGGCGCTCTCCAGATAAAGGGGAGTCGATATTATTGGCAAATTATATTCCGCAGAAAGCGACGGTGAGAATCACGCCAAAAGCTACGGTAACAAATTGGATGAGGTAATATGCCGACAGGATTTGATAGAGGGCATAAAATATTTTACGATGGGGAAAACTGGCGATATTGTTATAACAGTGAAATAGCGACCATGGATAGGCCATGCATTAAATGCAATAGACCACCAAACTACGATGGCACAGATGCTTGTTTGGGGCATATTGATGGCGCAATCTCGGCGTGTTGCGGCCATGGTGTTTATGATGGATGGATAACATATGAATGAGGTAAATTATGGCAGATAACTCAGGTATTATTGCAGATGTACTTCTAAAAACAAACCCGGAACTCTATAAACAGATTGACGGACAAAATACATTCAGATCTGGTATTAAAACAAGGGGCGCACGCGTGGCGAAATATCGCCGGTACGTTGTTGGGAAACATGACGCCAATATGACTGATCAAATGCGCGCAATGCTCCGAATGAAAGAAGATGATGCAGATCTTGACGAGTTTTCGATAAATTACATGACGCTCGTCGTAGATAAAATGGCTGGGCGCATCAGTGTGACGGAAATCACGACAGACAGCAAAGAACAAGCGTCTAAGGACTGGCTCGCTAAAATCCTCAACGATAACGATTTTGAATCTCTTCAGATGGAAATCGTTCGGGGAGCAATTCGAGACGGCGACAGTTATATCATGATTGACTTTGAAACCGGCAAAATGACCAGCGAACCGGCTTATGACGGATTTTCCGGGATTGTCGCAATCTATACCCAGGGCGTTGACTATCCTTTGTGGTCTTGTAAAATATGGTCTGTGGCTGATATGGATCTTGCAGGCGATGAACCAGACTATATTACAGTGATGAAAATCGCCGTGTCTCAACCCGATAGAATATCGTATTGGACTGCGAATTCAGGTTCCCAGGAAGTTATGCCCGATGAAATCGACGGTAATCATGAAGTCCCTAATTTATTGGGGAAGCCCCCAATAATCCATTTTGTATGCAACAAAGATAACTTTACCCAATACGGGGAGAGCGAAGTAAGAAAAGCGCTCCCTCCCCAAAATATTCTAAATCGGACGACTCACAGCACTGTCATGGCTTCTGAACATTCTGCGTTTTCCAGGCCTTATTCTATCGGGGTTGAAATTGACCAGGACGGAATGACACCTGGGGCTGTAATTAATGTCGTTCTGAAAGACTCAAACGGTAATCCGATAACAGAACCAACCCAAGATCAAATTGAATTTCTAAAAGCTTGCCAGATTGGCGAACTTGCAACAACAGACATAAGCCAATTCACCGGTCAAATTGACAGTTATGTCGCTCAGATTAGCCAGGTGACAGGCACACCGATTTATGGAATCAGTGGGCAAAACGTGACTTCCGGCGAGGCATTGAAGCAACTAGAAATCGGATTAATTGGGAAAGTTCGACGTTTCCAGAAAGAGAACTCAAAAGCCGTTCGTCTGCTCATCGAATTGGTTTCTGATGTTCAGAAAGTTTACGATACAGGCTATGGAGATCCTCCAGAGCTTGGAAAGGTTTCGGTTAATTGGTCAAACCCTGAAATCCTTGACGTGAACGAAGCTATCACTACTCTCTCAACCATGCGTGAAAAAATGCCTGGATTATGGGACGATGATTTTTATCGGGCTCGTATCGGGGCGCTACTTGAAATGACACAAAGCCAGATCGAGCAGGAAAGTGAGAAGGCGCGAATGCAGACCGAATTGAATACCAATATCTTTACAGGCGCAGGCGGCGAAGTTCCACCAGCTTGACATGGGTGATATAATTAAATTTAGGAGATGAAAATGCCGTATTCAATCGAGAAACATAAAAATAAATGGTGGATTGTAAATAAGCAGACTGGAGAGAAGGTCGGTGAAGCCGACAGCAAAGCGGATGCAGAGTCATCCGCTCGCGCCCGTCTTGCTGGAGAACATGGGTGGAAGCCTAAGAAAAAGAAAGGCAAGTAATGACAATCCCAAATCGCCCGACATTGAAAGATTATATCGATGCAGAACTCGACAAACTGTATAAACAGTATGCCGAACCGATGCTTTCTCAGGTCAATAATCTATCTATGTCACGCACTGGTAAAATGCAAACGTCGCTCAAAAAACTGGATGAGGAAGCTGCTCGTCTTGCTAAAGAAGATAAACGCATGGAGCCAGATAACGCGCAGCTTGAGCAGACCATCAACGATTATCAATCTACCATGGATACTACTTCAACGCTTATCAAGGCAAATGATAATCAAATTCAAGACAGTGCGATGGTTTTCGCAATTACAGGAATTACCGCTAGTGTTTT